CCCGGATATTGATACGATTGAAAGAATGGTAAAAGGGTTATACATTGGAATAAGTTGAACCTTTTAAAAAAACGAAATGGCAAAAATAAAAATTAGCGAAGCAAAGAAAATCAGAGAACAATTTGAATTTACTCATTTGGTGATATTTGGAATAGGTAAAGATAATAGACAGCATGTAGCAACACATGGAGACACACAAGCGCATGCAAAGGAAGCTGCAAAATTAGGTGATGAATTAAAAAAATTACTTAACTGGCCAGATCATTTGTGTAATTCCAAACCCCTTGAAAGAATTTGTGAAAACTGTTCCTTCTTTCAACGTGGCTATCACCGCCCCGGCGATGTAATTCAGTCAAATATGCATGGGAAATGTATGTTTAATCCAGAACCCATTAAAAGGTATGAACAGAACAGAGCATGTGGAAATTTTGAACCTATTATTTAGTTCTCCTTTGAACGATGTTGAAACAAAAGCAATATAAATGAATATAGCATTAGTATATCCGAAAGGTAACAGACTACCCAAAGAGTTTGACAATGTGATTAACAAGCAAATGGTTGATTTGACACACTTAATCATTCAGAAGTGGTTTGCTGTTAAGGAGAAATATTTATGATAACTTTTTAATAACTTTCCTTAACATAATGTAAATTATTGTAGAAAATTTAGTATATTGCAAAGTTAATTACCCAATATGTCATATACGATACGCATTGAATATAAAAATATAGAAGAATTAATCAGGGATAAACACCGCAACACCATTATCAAATTGAAAGACGGTGGTAGTTTATTTCTGATAGGAGAGGAGGCAAAAAGAGCGTATAAAAAGTTATGCCGAAATTTTGAGGGTGAACACCTTGATTAGTAGAAAACACCAAATATTACAAAGTGATTGACAGGGCGTCTATACAGGAAATAAAAAGGTTAAAGGTTGCTAAAGTGCTGTGTGAAAGTTCAATGTTGGATTTTACGAGGTACTTTTTCCGGCAGAGGTATGGGCGAAAGTTTGTAGTAAACTGGCATCACGAAGTAATTTGCAATGCTTTAGACCGGGTTATAAGTGGAGAGATAAAACGACTTATAATTAACATTTTTCCTCGCAGCGGAAAAACAGAAATTGCAGTTAAGAACTTCATTGCCTATTGTTTAGCGTTAAATGCGAGTGCTAAATTTATTCATTTGTCCTATTCTGATGACTTGGCTTTGGATAACTCAGAGGACGTAAAAAACTTCATAACAGACATTGACGAATACAGGTTAATGTTTCCCGATGTCAGGTTAAAAAGGGACACAAGGGGTAAAAAGAAATGGTACACAACAGCAAGTGGCGGGGTTTATGCAACGTCAACAGGGGGGCAGGTAACAGGGTTTGGTGCAGGTCAGGTAGATGAAGAAGATGCTGACGATCAGTTTGAACTAACAGAGATTTTGGAACAGTTAAGTGTCAACAAGAAGTTTGGTGGTGCTATTATCATTGATGACCCAATGAAACCGGAGGACGCTGATTACAACCTACGCAGGGACAGGATAAACATGAGGTTTGACAGTACTATCCGAAACAGGGTAAACAGCCGTAACACCCCGATTATTATAATCATGCAAAGGTTACACCCGGAGGACTTAACCGGGTATCTGTTAGACGTTGAACCTGGTGAATGGGAACACATATCGTTACCGGCAATAGTTGATGAAAGACTTATTGAGACAGCAAAGAAATACGGGGTAATTGTACCTGATGACAGGTTAGGTCAGCCGTTATGGGAGTTCAAAATGAACTTTGACGAGTTAATGAAGTACAAGCGTATTAATTCGTTGGTATTTGAACGTCAGTATATGCAAGATCCGCAACCGTTAGAGGGTTTGATATTTCCAAAGAATGAACTTAATTACTTTTCCGGTGAGTGTCCTAAAGGTGTGCCAGTCTTTTATGCTGATCCTGCCGACACAGGAGACGATAACTATTCCATGCCAATAGGTGTGATAGCTAACGGCAAGGTTTACATTGATGACGTATTGTTCACGCAGGACAATCTTAATCAGGTTGAGCCACAGGTGGTACACTTGGTTAACAAGTACCTGCCGTCAAAGCTATTCATTGAAACAAACAGCTTTGGCAGGTTGCACATGACCAATATAAAAACACAGGTAAGGCGAACAACGGTAAGGGGTGTAAGAAACGTATCAAATAAAATTTCAAGGATATTAGCAGAAGAGGGGTGGATAAAAGAAAATTTTGTCTTTAGAAAGGATTACCGGCCACAATCTCCGTACGAAAACTTTATGAAACAGATTTGGTGGTGCTTAAAGAACGGCAAAGAGACGAGGGACGATGCACCTGACAGTATCGCAGGGCTTTCACAGGCGATAAGACATTTTTACAGGGCGATGTTTAAATAAAAATCGAAAAATGTTTGCACATTAAACAAATTAGTGTTATATTTGCATTATTATTTTTTTATAAATTATCATAATTTGTGGTTAGTAGTAAGCCGGGTTATTGAATCCGGCTTTTTTTAATATCTTTTTTATAACTTTATGTTAAATTACTTGTTTTTATTAAACATAATATTTATCTTTGCATCACACATTCACACAAAATGTATCAATAAAGGTATTGATGTTAAAAAAACTACGTAGCAAAATTTCAGCAACATCAAAGATTTGGCGTACTAAGGGTGCGGTAAATGTATCTTCATATCCCTATGTTTCATTGATTGTAGGTGAAAGTCCAAAGTTTTCGGAATACAATTCACCAAAGATGTTTGAGGCAGAATATGAAAAAAATCCTGTGTTATCTTCTGCCGTTGACCTTAGAGCTTCTTACCTATCCAATGCACAGTTTAACGTCAAGAACTTAAAGAATGGTGAATTAATTACTTACAAAGATTTTCGCAAGATAAAGAATCCAAGCTATGAACTAAAAAAGATGTTCCAGTTAGTGTATAATCCTAACCCACTACAATCCAGAATGGAGTTTTTGACTTTGGTTTCGATCATGCACGATGTATTTGGAAATTCATTTATCCGGGCAAACACAGCTTCGTCAACCGGAGATGTGAATATTCGGGATGTTGGTACTTTGTTTAGTGTGTGGCCACAGTACATGACGCCTATACTCACAGGTAAATATTGGGATGCAACAGATGAAAAGGACATAATCAAAGGGTGGAAATGGAAGTGGTTAGAAAACGAAAAGAAATTTTCAGCAGATGAAATTTTGCACCGTAAGGAGCCGAACTTAAAACTCAATCAGTTACAGGATTGTGTGCTTGGTGAATCAAAGATTGTATCGCTTTCAGTCCCGTTATCGAATATCAGGATAGCCTATGAAAGCCGGAATGTCATAGCAAGAGAACGGGGTATGAGGGGTATCATAACAAGTGACATGAAAGACGGTCAGTTTGGTTCTATTGCTTTGGAAGAAGATGAAAAAAAGACAGTACAGGACGACTTCAAGGAAAAGTACGGTTTCAGGGAGGGACAGAATCAGTTTTACATAACCGGATTACCCATTAAGTACTATGCGGTAGAACAGGACGTAAGGAAATTAGGACTATTGGATGAGATAGCTTCCGATGCTATGATAGTCTTAAACAAGTTTGGTATTCCCGAAGTGTTAGGCAAACTCTATTTAGAGGGTGCAACCTTTGAGAATCAGGAGAGTTCAGAAAGACGAATGTACCAAAACACAACTATTCCCTTTGCAGAGGACTTTGCCGATGACCTTAATGACTGGCTTAAAACAAGAGATTTTGATTTTGAATATCAGGTATCATTTAGTCACTTACCTGTCTTACAGCAATCCTACAAAGACAAAGCCATTGCCGACAAGAATATGACGGTGGTAATGTCAAAACTATTTCTTACAGGCGGTTGCACTTACAATGATTGGCTTAAAGCTATGAAAATGGAACAGGTCAACGAAGCATGGGCTGACAAGCGAATTACTGAAATGTCTGACCGTGAGATTATGATAATTACAGGAAACTATAACCCAAACAAGAACGCAGGATGAAAGATTTAAACAAGCTGATAAAAGAGTTCAAAAAAAGAAAATCCGAAAAGGTTGACGTAGAGAAGTTAATCGAATCGGTGGAAAAGAAAGACAAAGCCCTAAAGGATAACGAAATAATTGAGAAAGATGAAATTCAGGATTAAGGACGACATACCGCAAAAGGAACTGTTTGAATACCTGGTGAAAAACCGGAAACAGCTCATTGAAAAGAAAAAGTCAATGCCTGTTAATTCAGAGCCGTTTGAACTTAACATAACCGAAGAAATGGAAGTTAAGGCACGAAAGGGCGAAATAGCCGAAGATGCGACTTCTTTTATGGTTAAGGTTGTGGCCAATACGTCTATGTATGCTGATAATGACATGGATGTTTTAGGTATTGGGGCAGGTCAGAAATCCATTGACGAAAGAGGCACTAAGGGTAAGAATGTTATTCCACATTTGAACGGACACATACATACTTTGGATGCACTTGTAGGGGATGTGAAAGATATTTACTATCAGAATTTAAAGGCCGGTGAATTGGGGATAATGACCACAGTTCCACAGATACAGGGGTTAATATTAGAAAGCGAGATTATCAAAGAGTACAACCCTAAGTTATTCAATCTCTATAAGTCAGACAAGGTAAAACAGCACTCAATAGGTATGCAGTATGTAAAAATTGAGTTAGCTGTCAATGATGAGGAATACAAAGAAGAATTTGCCATTTGGCAGAAATATTATGATAACATAATCAACAAGGACAGGATAGATAAAAGCGGATATTTTTGGTATGTATCAGAGTTTAAGTTACTGGAAGTTTCCGCAGTACTATTCGGTTCCAACGAGTTAACACCCACATTAGAAATTGGTAAAGGTAAGCCGTCAGCAGATGACACTTACAAAGACATTGAGCCGTCCGCAAAAGACACTCAGACGATAGACTTTAATTATTTAACCCAAAACATTTTTAAAGCACACAGACAATGAACGAAGAAGAAAAAAAGTTACTCACAACGATTGAGGAACAAGTTAAGGGACTTCTTGCGGATTCTCAGAAAGAGTTTGTAAAGAAGTCAGACGTTGACGCAAAGGTAAAGGAGTTGAATGACACCATTGCCGGATTGTCCAACGATGGTATGAAAGAGCTGAAAGACAAAGTTGACAAGCTCATGCAGTCTGTCAACGAAACCAGTCTTGCGGTTAAGTCACTGAAAGAGCAGGGATTAAAAGAGGAAAAAGAGGAAGTAAAATCATTCAGGGACGTTGTTAAGAATGGTCTTATGGAGCTCAAAGACAAGCTCTTAAAGGAAAAGAACGATGACTACGGTAAGAGATTTTCCATGAAAGAGTACTTTGATAACCATGACAGAAGTCCGGTTATTCATCTTAAGGATGCCGTAGATATGTTGCAGTCGGAAATTTCACAGAACTACGTCAACTATCACAGGCTGACCGACCTTGATCCTAACCGTGTTGGTACGCCACTTACTATTTACCCGCACGTACTTGACGTAATGCCAACCAAAAGGATCAGCAAACCTTACATGGCGTTATTGGTTGTTTATTCCTATGAGGATGGTGCAGGAACAAAAACAGAAGGTTCAGCATCGAGCAAATCGAGCTTTCTGTTCAAAACTGTTAATTTCCCGGCTTTCTTCATTGCCACTTATTTCACTTTGTCAGACGAAACTCTTGACGACTTGGAAGAGGCATTGGATGAAATCAGCATCGTAGCACCGGATAAAATCAGGGATGAGATTGACGACCAGGTACTCGGAACAGCCGGTGACGACAGTTCTGCAATAGCAGGTTTATTCACGGTTAACAAGCACACCGATTTTGATACGACCACTTATGCAGCTTTCACTGAAAATGCGAATATCATTGACTTGATAGCTGCCATGAAGTTGCAGTGTGAGATTGCTAAGCATCGCCCGGATTCAGTATGGATGCACCCGCAGGATGTAGCTGAATTGGCTGCATTGAAAGACGTAATGGAAAATTCTGTTGCTGACCGTAGAATATCATTTGATATGATAGGCAACCCGGTTAGCGTATGCGGATTGAGGATATTACAGTCAAGTGAGGTTGATCCCAATACTATGGCTGTTGTAGATAGCCGTCAGACATGGTTGGGTATCCGCAAGAATATGACTATGGAGATAGGTTACAATGGAACTGACCTTACCGAAGGACAGAAAACAGTAGTTATCAAAGTAAGGGTAGCCTTTGGTGTAAGGGATAAAGCCGGTGTTATCTATGCTGATGACATTGACAGTGACATTGCAATCGTTAATAAAGCAGGAGCTTAATAATGAGATATATCTTATTATTAGCAATGCTCCTGTTGGGAGTGACAGG